AGTCTACCGCCAGACCGCCCACCAACTCCGCGCTCAGGTCGTCGCGCTGCTCCTGCTGCGTGACGACCCGAGCCGCTGCCCTAACTGCCAGGGCGCAACGACACCCGAGCGCCCTGGCCCCCACCCGTACCACTGCAACGATGGGTGCCACCTAAAGTTGCTGCTGGAGGCTTACGATGGCTGACCACACCGACGAGATCCTAGCCCTCAGAGCGGAGGTCGAGCGGCTGCGGGATTGCGTGCGGGCGGCAAGGGCACACATCGGCCACGACGCAGGGGGCGGCTCAATGGGTGACGCCGAGCGCGTCCATGCTGATTGGCAGCGGGCTGACGCCATCGTCACGCTACCGGAGGATGCGCCGTGAGCCGCGCTATCCGGCTGAACCTGCCGCACACCAGCGAGACCGGCTGCCACGCGCAGGCGCCAGGCTGCCCGATGCTCAGGGTCCGGCGCATGGTGCGCTGGGAGTGCGCCATCTGGGGCGAGCTGGACGGCCAGGACGACACCCTACTGCGCCGGCCTGAGTGCGTGGCGGCTACGCCGCCGGAGGTAGCCGTGAGCCGCGCCGACGTCGTGGCCTACGGACGCAAGTGCTTCTGCCCGGCCTGCACCGCTGAGATGACGGCTGCGCTGGAGGCCGAGCGCCAGCGCCAGCACGCGGCATGGCTGATCCACCACACCCGCGCCATCGCCCCGTGTAGCAGGGTGCCCATCACCCTCGCCGAGTTCCGCGACGAGCTGGCCACGCACCCGCCGAGCGAGGGCCGCGACCTCGCTGCGGCCGCGTGCGACCGCGCGCTGGAGGATGACGATGCCGAAGAGTAGACCAGAGGGAGCGCCGCCCGAGACCATCGAACGGCAGTACGCGGGGAACACCATCGAGCGGTGGGCGTTCGACAAGGACTGCGCCGCGCTTCGGTGCTTCTGGCCGACGGCCGCAGCGGCCTCGCGGTTGTCGTCCGAAGCCCAGCAGCGGAAGGACTACTCCGCTGTGAGCGTCCTCAACTGCTACATCGCCCTGCTGACCCACCCCGCTGGCACTGAGAGCATGGTGCAGAGGCTGCGCGCATTGCGGCGAGCCGAGCGGATGCTGGAGGATGAGACGTGAACACCTGTTTTCTGTGCGAGGGCGCGCTTGAGGCTGGCGATGAGGTCACGATCCACACGTTCTACGCCAGTGGCGACGAGGGGGAAGCGCTCTATGAGCGGCGGCCTGCCCACGAGGTGTGCTTCGCGGAGCGCTGTAGCGTGCGCCATGAGCGTTACAGGCTGACTGGCATGATGCTGCCGGAGGATGAGTAGCATGGGCAGCATCCTCGGACTCCTCTGCTGGGGCGTCGTTGACTTCCTCCGGCCTACTGCAGGCAAGGTAGCGCTGATGGTCCCCTTTGCCTGTGCGGCGTCCTGCATCGCGGGCATCGACCTGCACGGCCACGACTGCGTGAACGCTACCCACCACCACGGAGACGCGGGCACGGCTGTTGTGTGGGCCATCCTGGCGTGCGCTGCTGTCGTCGTCGCGCTGTTCTACATCGGCGACGAGGAGGATAAGTAGATGGACAGCAAGCCCCAGCATGACCCGTGCGGCATGTGCGACGGGACGGGTGAGATACATACCTGCGGACTACAGACGTGGTGCGACCAGTGCATGGGCACCGGCTCAGTCGAGCGCGCCCCTGATCCCACCTGCCCCACATGCGGCAAGCGCCCCAACCACCCGCACCCACCGTGGCGGTGCATGTGCTCAGCCGAGCAAGCCGCCACAGCCATGTGCATCACCTGTGGCGGCACTGGCACCCGCCGGGACGGCCGGCGCTGCCCGCCGTGCGCCCGGTGCTACGGGTCTGGTCTAGTCGAGAGCGCCCCTGGCTGGGAGCGAGGCAGGCCCGTCCCCACCGGCACGGTCGACGAGGCTGCCGGACTGTTCGTCTGCGAGTCGTGCGATACGCTGCTGCCCCGTGCCTACCGCAGCGAGGAGCGGTGCTGCTTCATGTGTGGGCGCAGCGAGCCGCTGGACCTGCCAGGAGATGAGTGATGGACGTCTACAACGACGGCGAGTGCGCGCCATCCGACGCCACTCCTGACCCACTCCGCGACCCCTGTCCCGCCGAGTGGCGCAAGGGCCGGCACGAGGTCTACCTGCGGAGCGACGGGTCCACCGTATGCCGAGCGTGTGGGGCAGACGGCTGCTGGCTAGGGCTGGAGCGCGCCCCCAATCCGCGAGGAGACACAATGGACGACATCACAACCACCGCCTACCGGGCGAGGCATCAAGGAGTCAACGAGGGCGGCGTGGGCTGTCGCGCACGGCACGAGCCTTCTGGGTTCACGTTCGAATGCGGCGACTACGCCCGGTACAGCAGCAACCGGAAGGCTGCGGTTGAGGGCCTGCTACACCTACTGCCGAAGCGCCTGCCCGACCTCGAGCCCAGCCCAGAATCCGACGGCCACCCCGAGCACAGCGGCAGCGATGATGAAGCCGGGACGGGTCTGGTAGATGACCTCGGGCTGGCCCCGGCGTGGGTCGAGGAGCTTGCCGCGGCATACGCCCAGAGCCTTCCGGTCAATGTCATGCAGCTCAGCCCGGTAGCGCAGGCTCTCATCACACTCGGCGCTCGCCGTCAGGTTCTGGCCCTTGCACTCGCGGAGGTCGACCAACGATTGTCCGCACTGGGTAGCGTCAGCGACGCTGAGTAGGTAGCCGCCGGCCTCGGCGCAGCCGCCGGGCTCGAGCCAAACGGGCGGCGCACCGACGAGCAGTACGACGAGGACGAGGCTAGTCACCCAGCCTCGTCCTCGTGCTCGGGTGCAGCAACACCCATCATCAACCGCCGCCATTGTCCCAAGCGAACGCTTGCTACGGTGGCAGCCACGCCTGGCGCTGTCAAGGCGGCGCTAGTCACTGCCCAGCAACTCGCCCAGCGCATCGGCACCAGCGTCGCCACCTTTCGCAACCGTGGCAACCTTGCTGCGGTCCGCCGCCACCTGCGCCGCGCGCAGCTTGGCGTCGCGCACGATAGCCGCCACGGCATCCTCGTGCCTCGCTGCCTCCATGTCCCGCAGCCCTTTGAGCCGCTCGCGCTCTTTGCGCTCCTCGTACTCAACCCTAAGTTGAGCCTCGGCCATGTCGGCGTGGCGCTGCGCGTCGCTCTTGTTGCGGAGGACGAAGTAGAGCACGGCCACCAGGCCGGCGATGATGGCGCCGTACCATTTGCGAAGCCAGGTCATCGGCACGTCCCGTAGCCCCATAGGATCTGCATCACCTCCGCCTCCGCTTGATGCCGTTTTCCTGCATGTCTTCCAGCGAGTCCTCAATGGCTGCCAGCGTCTCAAGCGTGCTGCTGGCGGTGGCCTCGGCGGCCTTCGCTCGCGCATCCAATACCACGATGAGCCCGTTGATTGACGCCGTGAGCGTGGTCAACCCATCGGTGATGGGCTCCATGTCCACGTCCGCGTGCGCCGTGATGGTGGTCGGCGGGGGCGGGAGGTCGACGCCAGTGGTCTGCTTGACGATGCCGGTGAGCGCACCGGCCCACCACAAGAACAGCCCCGCAGCCAGCAGCGCGATAGCGAGCGCTTGATTGTTCTCAGCCCACCTCAGCACGCGCACCACCATTGCCCGGCGTCCACCGGGCTGGGCTACAGCCTGCGCTACCGGCGCGGCAGCAAGTGGGACATGTCCCACTTCGCGGTGGGTTTCTCCCCACACGTCCTCGAAGCCATCGGCCACGGCTGCCGTCGCCATCGCGTCCAGCACTGGGTTGGTCGGCGGCATCAGCGCACCAGGGCCAGAAGATACTTGGACGGGTCCAGCAGCGCAGGGTTGACCGCCGCGCCGTCGTAGGCGTGCAGGTGCTTCGTGGTGCCCTGCGCATACGTCACCACGTGCAGCATGCTTGACACCCGCATCTTGCCCACCACGGCCACGGGCTCACCGCCCGCCACGCGCGAGCCGGCCTCCAGCCCGAACGCCTCCCACGAGCGGGCGCGCACCTCGCACAGCCCCAGAACGATCCCACCATCCGTCTGGAGCAGCAGCGCGTCCGTACCACGGTAGTACGCGCGAGCTCGCGTGATGGTCCCATCCTCTGGAGCGATCACAACGTCGCCTTCGTCTGCCCACAGGTCGATCCCGATGTGGCGACGCCGTAGCCCGTTCTTACTGCTGACCCCACGCCGAGCCCAGAACGCCCGGCCGGCGCGGCCACGATACACGCGATCCTCGCCCCGGTACGCGACCTCGTACTTGCTCGGCAGCAACGTCTGCACCGGCCAGAACCTGCCAGTCGGCTCAGCGAACGGGACGCCACCACGTTGCATGGGTGACGCGCCGTCGGGCTCAATGGCGCCATCGTCACCGGCCAGCGCTCGCCACGTTGCCGGCCCCACCAGCCCATCGCGCGCGAGCCCCGCCCGGTCCTGCACATCGCGCACAGCATCGCGCACGTCCGAGCCGAAGATCCCATCAGTGGCCACACCAAGCAACGCCTGGAGCTCGCGTACAGCGTCGCCCCGGTCGCCGATGTGCAGCAACGGGCGGGCCATTAGTCGCGCTCGGTGTAGTGCGCCGACGCTAGCAGCAGCCGCACAGCCTCCACGTTCATAGGCCCAGCGCTCGCCCACGGCTCTTGCTCGGCGCACTCAGGGCGCAGGCTGATGATGCAGCGCTTGCCCTTGGTGCGCTCGCGTGGCTGCGTGGTGATAGCGCCCGGCGCTGCCATGAATCGGGCCGCGTCCTTCGTTTTGACCTCGACGTACAGCTTTCTCATGGCGCCACCAGGTTGCCCTGAGCCATGTTGATCATGGTGCCAGCCACGCTACCAATGATGTCTGTGACGGTCGGCGCGGTGTCGCCCGGTCCCAGCGGGAACCAATACTGCGGGTCGGCCCAGCGAGGATCAGCAAAGCGGCCCCGGGCCAGCATGCGGTTGCGCACGGCAGCGCCCGGGTCGGCTGTGAAGATCACCACGTTGGCGAGGCTGCCGTTTAGGTTCGTCTGATACGGGCTCGCGCCGCGGTGGCGGGCGCCGAAGACGAACTCGTCCACGGTCGTGGTCGTCTTGACCAGCGCGTCTACGGGGTTCGTCGGGTTGTCGCGCACGCCATCGAGCCACCATGACACCTGCGTCTGCTCCCACACGGCCCACAGATGGCGCCACGTGCTGTCGTTGACGGCGACGAGACCACGGACATCCTCAGTGTCACCGCTGTCCGCGTCGTTGCGCACGGTCACGCGCAGCACACCCGTCGTGGATAGCGAGCGCATGGTGACCTCGCCACCGTCGGCCGCGTCGCCCCACGAGTAGAGCGCGTCGTTGAGGTCTGCGAGCTGGAACCAGCAGGAAACGACCAGCGTGCCCGAGTCCAGCAACGAGCCCAGCCCGTTGATCTGGATCGACTCCTCTGCCCCATCGAACGTGCAGCGCGAGCGCCAGCGCCTCGGCGTTGCCCTGCGCCGGGCTACAGCGCCCACGGCTACGCGATCAGCAGCGCGGCTTTCGCTGCGGTCGGGCTCAGGTAGGTGGCATACATCTCGACGATGACCGCGCCGCCGCTGGCGTTCTTGATCTTGAGCGTCTTCGCCGCGCCGCCGGCCCCATCGAAGTGCAGCGCCTCGCCAGGCTCGAGCGTCCAATACTCGGTGGCGCCCACGTCAGTGGCGTCGTGCCCGAGCGTGACCGAACCCGTGGCGTCGAGGTTCTTGATGCCCCACGCGATCGTCCCGGTCGGCAGCGTAGCCGTCTCGGTCGCAGCGTCGGCGACGCTCTCGTGCGCAAACGTGGTCCGCAGGCTCTTGAGCATCTCCAGGTCAGCCATCATGTGGGTCTAGCCCGCGCCCGTGAAGAGGGTCCGGTTGGTGATGACAGCCTGTGCTGCGGACGTGTCCGTCGGGGAGACGAAGAGGAACTGCGCGTCGGTCGCGCCGTTGTCGTCGACGTAGAGCTGCACGCCGTTGCTGCTCGCGCTCGCGTCGTGCGCCACAGGCAGCAGGCGCCCATCTGTGGTGGCGATGTACGTGGTGATGGCCAGCGGGTTGTTCATCACCAGCTTGGACGCGCCGCCCGCGTCCTCGTCCACGTAGATGAGCACGGTGCCCAGGTTCGTCGGCGGGTCCGGGTTGTAGGACATCGGCACGTTGTCCGTGTCCCCAGTCGCAGCCACTGCCACGGTCGCGGTGCCCGCGTTGACCGAGTACAGCGCGAGCAGCGCGCCGTTGCCCACGAGGCCGGAGACCGCGGTGCCAGCGCTGGCCGCAGTGTCCGAGTCGGTGAGCGCGAAGCTCTCGGCGGTGACGTCGAGGGAGACCGCTCCGGTGAGCGTGAGGAAGTCGCTCTTGGTCTTGATGGCGTCGAGGTCGGTAGCGCCCGTGACGGTGAGGAAGTCCACCTTGTCCTTGTCGGCGATGGACATGAGGCCGGGCGAGTTGGAGCCGACCGCGGCGTGCCCAATGGCGATGACGCGGAAGTTGGTCCCGTCGTACTGAAGCATGACTGCATCGTCCGCAGCGTTGCCCACCTCGACGTCCTCAGCGCCCGGGGTCTGGATGTTGCCGGTGTTGTCCTTCAGCGTGACGCGCTCGCTGCCGTTCTTCGCGCGCAGGATGAGCAAGTCGCCCGTGACGAAGTTGGTCGCCGTGATGGTGTCCAGGTCGTCCTGCGCCGCGGCCGCCTCGGTGCCCACAGTGTGGACGCTCAGCGTCGGCGTGATAGCGCCGGTCGCCACGGTGAGGTTCGTCAGCGTGCCGAAGCCCTGCGGGCCGGTGGCCGGGTTGGTGCCATCGACGTGCAGGAACGTGGTGTTCGCCGCACGGCGCAGCGCGTTGACAGCAGGCTCATCGTCCGCACCATCGGTGCCGGTCCAGTCGATGATATTGGCTGTGGCCTTGCTGATGTCTGCCATGCGTCACCTCTGATCGTTGCGCTGGTAGTCTACTCGCACCCTGCCCGGCGAGGCGCGGCCCTTATACCGCCGAGTGAACGCCGTAGACCACGAGCCCCACGATCGTCCCGTCCTCGCCTGCGCCTGACGAGCTCGCCAGCGTGAGCGCTTCGTTCTCCCACCGCCACGACGCAGCCGAACTGACCTCGATGTCGCGCCCGGTGGCAGCAGCCGCACCGGCCAGCGTGCCGCTTGTCCACGTGGTCTGGACTGCCGCCACGTTGTCAGCGCCCGCCACTGCCCAGGCTAGCGTTGTGCCCGTGGCGTCGGTGTCGCTGGTAATGGTCACTGAGCCAGAGCCCGAGACCACGATCCCAAGGTGCGCCTGATAGGTGCCCGATGGCACGCGGATATTGAGCGTCTTCGTCTCGCCCTCGGTGATGTGGCAGCCGTAGGTGTGGCCTGCGCCGCCCCAGCCTGACATGAGCGCATGCTGCTTGACCTCCACCGTCTGAAGCAGCGAGATCGACGCCTCGTGTGGGTCCGGCAGCGTGGTGGCGCCCAGGTCCTGATCCAGCTCCGGCCCGCCGCGTGGTGCCTTGCTCATTCTGGACCGATCGCTGTGTCGCGCAGGATCTGCGCCTTGACCACTTCCAGCAGCCCGACCACCTCATGCGGATACCAGCCCGCCGGACCGAGCACCTCGCGGTCAATCGTGTTGTCGTCCCTGTCCGGGTCCGCCCGCAGGTACACGAGCACCGCCCTTGTCGGCCTCCCGTCCTCCGGCCGCGCCGCCCAGTCCGCCAGCACGGCCGCCAGGTCTGTGAGCACCTCGTCCGCAGCCGATGTGGTGGCGCGCGGAAGCTGCGTGATGCTTGCCTTGCTCATGTTCCAGGCTCCCGCCATATCTGCAACGCGCCCGGGTAGGCATCACCCGAACCGCTGCCGACCTTCATCCAGATCGACAGCCAGCCGCCGCCCTCAACAGGGTAGACGGTCGTGGTAGCCCAGCCGTTAGCCGTCAGCGCCCACGTCTGTGAGCCGTACTCCACCAGCGTGTGGGCAACGGCTGTGCTGGTCCCGTCTGGGTAGGCATAGAGCCGCAGCAGCCCCGCGCCCTCGTTGCGCGCATTGGCGACCCAGCACCGGAACACGAGCGCGTAGCTGCTGCCGCTCTCGGCCCACCGCCGGCCCGCGCCGCCTGCCAGGTCCTGCGCCATCGTGAACACGCACGCGGGCCGGTCTCGAGCGATGAGCGGCGGCCCATTGAGCAGCCGCGCCGCGCGCTCAGACGGGATCGGCTGGTCTGCTGTGTACCACCCCGAGTCGGCTCGAATGAAGCCAGACGACAAGATCCCCGCAGCCGGTGCCGCTGGCGACAGATACAGGCACACCGCCTCGATGTAGGCGTTATCGCCGCCGCTGCCGCCGGTCCGGTGCAACTGGATCTCCACCTCGCGCGTGCCCGTGCCCGTCGGCGTACCTGTGAGCGTCTGGTTCGTGAAGCTGGTCGAGGTCGTGGTGATGGTGCCGATGCTCGATGAGTCCACGAGCACGGTCATGGTGCTCAGCGTCGGCCCGCTATCCATCTTCCAGCGCACCCAGACCGCCAGATCCTCGTTGTCCTCATTGGCTGGCATCTGAAAGCGCAGCACCGTGGTGGCGCTCGTGGCGTCGATCGTGACGTCTACAGCGCACGCAGCGATCGGCGGCGCGTACTCCTCATACGCTGCGTCGTGGTTGTCGGTGAGCGTGTGCCACACGGTCGCAGAGCCCGGCGTGCCCGGCGCCAGGCTGTCGTTTTCGATCGCTGTGTAGGCCATGCCCTATGGCTCCCACGTGTTGGCTGCGTTGTCGTACATGAAGTCATCTTGGCTGGCGGTCGCGCTCGCCCTCGGCGGATAGGTCTGGATCGAGCCAGTGCCAACCCACGACGCCAGCGCGCCTGTGAACGTGACCACATCGCCCACAACCGTGTTGATCGTATAGGTGGCCTCGCGACTCGACTCCTGGCCCCTGGCGTAGATCGTCACCACGTCACCGCCCACGAAGTAGGCACCCTCGCCCGCCGTGAGCGTCACCTGCGTACTGGAATCCTTGGTGACCACGGTGGCGCTCGGGCACAGGTACTGCGTCTCCACTGCCTGCCCGGCGAGCAGCAGCGTGAGCCGCTGCGCGCCTGTGTATAGGTCCAGCGACCAGCCCACCACGCGCGCGTATACCGTGGCAGGCGCCCGGCTCCCGGCGGCCCAGTCGAATAGCAGCGGATGCGCTATCGTCACCTTGCACGGATCGCCCACGTGCAGGTTGACCCACGGCCCCACCGACATGGCTAGCAGCGCCTGCCCGTCACCAGCGTGTGTGAGGTTGATCGCGAACCCGACAGCCACAGGCACGGGGATAGACGGCGCGCGGATGTCCATAGACCTCGGCCCCTCGGCCTGGATCCTGGGCACGTCGTGAACCACGACGTCGGTGATGTCGCTGATCCCATCCCGAATGACGCGCACCGCGTTAGGCCACTCGGCGAGCTCGGGCGTGTCGACCGTGGACAGCAGCACGTCGGCCTTGGCTAGCTCAGTCGCGAACGGGTACGTGGTCGGCTGGGTGCTCACACCCATCAGAACGCTGTCATTGCTCGTAGGGTCGGGCCGTTGGGTTATGCACCTGGAGTGCAGCGCGTACCAGCCGCCGAGGATGCTCTCAACGGAGCTGCGCCCCGTGGCTACCGCGTGGGTATTCTGCCACGTAGAGAGCAGCCCGTAGCCAAAACTAGCCTCGTTGACGAACGTGTCCGGCACACCTAGCCCGAACCCTAGCGCGAGCGTGTCATAGGTGCCGCGCTCAGTGGTGCCGCTCGACTCGATAATCCGCAGCGCCGCCACCTGCGGCGCGGCTATGGTGCCCGATGCAACCTTGAGCGTTGCGCCTGCTACGATGTCGACCTTGGGAGTGAAGCCGAGCCCGCGCTGAACCACATGCAGGAAGATCAACGGAGCCCCCGCCGCGTTGCTCGCCTCCCACCGGATAACCTCGCGCGCGTCGTCAGACTCCAGCACCCCGAGCCCGGCGCTAGGCATGGCCACGTCTTGCCACGCGTCTCCGTCGGACTGATAGACGCCCAGCCATCCTCCGTCGTCGCCCATGATCTTGACCGGGAACTTGAGCAGCGCAGCGACACCGACGCCGCCGCCGCCCAGCACCAGCGGCTCAGCGTCAGTCACCCAGTAGGCTCCGCCCTTCGGCCCGCCCGTAGCTGCGTTGATCGAGTAGGTAGCGGCAGCGAACAGCTTGATCCCGAACGCATGCACACCGCCCGCGCCCCCAAACAGCCCGCCACCGCCAGCGTCTGCAAACGCTGCCGACAGCCACGCTTCACCAGCCACCTCAGTCTGCAACTCTGTGTGGACCATTGAGACCCACTCGCCCAGCGTCATGGGATCGGCAGACGCTCCGATAGCCGGCCCGCTGTAGGTCCACGTGCCCGAGCCTGCGCCCCCGTACTCCACCGAGATCGACACCTGCGCGCCCGGTGTTGCGTACACCGGGAACGCCGCTGCCTCTGCCCAGCTGTTGAACTCGGACGGGTAGCCGGCCACCTTAGCCGCCACATCATAGCCCACATCCGCAGCCAGCAGCCTGCACAGCGGCAGCGCTCGCAGCGCCATGCCCTCGAGCGTCGGCCTGGGTGATGCGTCGATGTACCCACGCCAGAGCACGCGGTGATAGTCGCCAGCGCACCAGGTCGACGCGACGATGCGCCCCTCTGGCGAGACAAGGTGCCCGTGCAACTCAACGAAGCGCCCGCGCCACACCTGCGGCCGGTCAGCGACGACGCGGTACACGCTGGGCGAATTCTGCTGGTAGTCGTAGGCGACGGAGCCAACGTGCGTGCCCACCACTCCGCGGGTGCAGCCGGTAAACGTGGTGCCGCTGGAGCCGGAGAACGTGATGGTCTCGCGCCCTAGGTATAGGTGCGCCAGCCCGGTCATGCCCGACGTGCTGTCCACGGTGATGGTGGTCGCCGCGCTGTCGAGGTCGGCAGTGAGCTCCGCCCTGAGCGTGGGCCTGCCGAACAGATCATCGAGGATCCCGGCATCCTCGAGCCCCTGCCAGGACAGGATCACATCCCACGCGGTCCCGCGGCTGACCCCGGTTTGCCGGTCTAGCTCGATGCCGACGGCCTGTCCCTCGGTGATCCAGAGCACGTCCAGATCAGACGTGTAGCCGCTCGGCAGGCTCGGCGATGCCGCAGCGTCTACCCGGCGCGGCAGCCCCGCCGCGAACAGATACGGGATCCCCTCGATGGTCACGGAGTGATGCACCCGATAACCACGCTTGATCAGGTCGGCCCATGCTGTGGCCATTATGGGCCTGCCTCTGTGACGATGAGCGTGACGGCCCAGAAGTCCCGCACCGCTGCGGACACGGGCTGCGCCGACTCCATTCCTATCACGTAGGCGTCAAGGTGGCCGTCGAGCGTGCTCGAATCCCAGGCGCTCGAGCCGCCGAACGAGCCCGGCGCATAGCTCGCCAGCGTCACCTTGCCGGAGCGCATCCAGCCCTGGCGCAGCGCCTCAAGCGATGTGTGGTGCATCTCCAGCCGCCAGCGCCACACGCGCGCAGAGCCGAACGCATAGCCCCAGGCACGAGCGCCCTGGTCAACGGTGATCTGCCGCTGCGCCTCAATGCTGACCTCCTCCCACATCGCCGAGATAAGCGGCAGCCCGCCCGGTGGTGGCAGCATGCTCGTGATAGATGTCACAGCCGCAGGCGTCGCTTGGGTCGGCTCAGCAGCGAACCCGCACAGCCAGCCGGCCCGGTCGCCCCATGTCACCACAGCGGAGGCGCCGGATAGTGTGAGCCGCCCGAACGTGTCCACAGCAGCAGCCCAGGAAGCCGTCGAGGTCAGGTCGGCATCCAACTGCGTGATGTAGTCCGGCCAGCGGTAGTAGCCCGCCGTCACAGTCACGGGCGTGCCGCCGATGTCGATCGCCCGATAGCCTGCAACGTCGGTGTCCACCCACGAGTACAGCCACGAGCCCGGCAGCGGCCACGGGTCAGCCATCAGCGCACCGCCTGCGCTGCCACTGTCAGCATGCACCGGTCAGCGTGCGCGCCCCACCTCGAGCGCGTCACGTTGCCCATGTGGACCTTTGCGAGCATGCGCCCATCAAGCCACACGTCGTACACGTTCGCAGCCATCAGCGTCGCCTCAAGCGCCACGAGCTCGGCGATGGTCCCATAGCACGCGAGCCCGCCAGCCTCTGACGCCCAGGCGCCACCTGAGCCCAGCGCACCTGTGGCGCCTGCGGGCCTGCCCGCCAGCGCAGCGTCGCCCCCATCGTACCGCAGCCCCAGGCTAGGCGTTACCGCGCCGTAGTGCGCGACGTCGGCTGTGTATGAGCCTGCGCCCGTGTACGTGCCGGTGAGCCCTAGGCGCGTCTGCGTGACGCCCGTGGCAGCCAGCGTGAAATTGCCAGCGGTGCCGGCAATGTAGAGCTTGTCGGAGCTGTCGACGTAGCCTGACCATGAGCCCCCGTGCAGCCTCGTTGATTCCTGTAGCAGGTAGGCCCACACAGCCGCAGCGCTCATGCGCCCCTGCGGCTGCACGGTGGCGACGACTGCGCCGATGGTCACAGTCACCACGCCGGTCCACCCGGCGTCAACGAGCGCGAGCCCAGACCGAAGCGCCGACGCCACTAGATCCCAGCCCCGACGTTGCCGGTGCCGCGCGCTGCGTGGATCGCAGTCTGCACTCCATGCGCGACGTCCTGCTGGCTCACCAGCCCGTTGATCTGGACCACGACCTGCGACGGCCCGCCGCCTTGTGCAGAGGAGGAGGATCCCGCACTGCTCGACGCGGGAGACGAGCCGGAGCCCGACGAGCCGCCACGGGATCCCCCTCCACCGCCTGCGCCACCAGCAACGGCAAAGAACTGAGCCGCCGCCGCTGTGTGGCCAATGGCCTGCGCTTGCATCCCTGGAGTCGCCCAGGCTGCCGCGGCATAGGCCACCTGCATTGCGCCCTCGATCCCAGCAGTGACGCGCCGAGCCTTGTCGCTTTGGCTGAAGGCACCGATCAGCCCCGTCACGCCTGAGACCACAGCATCAGCCGATGCCCAGCGCGCATCGCGTAGCAGCTGCTCATTGGCCACAGCCTCGGCGGCTAGCCGGTTGGCCTCCTCTTGCAGCACGATCTCGCGCTGGAGCCCGGCGATCTTCGGATCGAGCCCGCCGGCCTGGTCTCGGCGGATGGCGTTCATCTGCGCCTGTAGCGTCAGCGCCACCCGGTCAACTTCGTTCTTGGCCTTGGCGATCGCCAACTCGTCCTGAGCGGCGCGGATCCCGATGTCGCGCTGAAAGTCCTTGTCGGTGGCCTCGCTGAAGCCGGCGAGTGGGTCGGCCGCCTTGGCAGCCCTCGACGAGCGCCGGCCCTTGCCTGGCCTCCGGCTTGCCTTGGTGCCAGCGCTAAATGCGCGCTCGGCTGCGGCCTCCATGTCCTTGAATAGGTCCAGGTTGGCCGTGGCCATCACGCGCGCCGTGTGCTCCATCTCGTTGCGCGTGCGCTCGATCGCCAGTTGCTGCGCCTCCCACGCGGCCACGCCTGCGTCGAGTTCCTCGTACAGCCCCTGAAACTGCGGCGGCAGGTTGGCCACCACGTTGAGCAGCGCGTGCATCTCCTCGGTGGTCTCGGCCACAGGCTCAGGCGTGTCAGCCATCAGGCTGTTGAACTTCTCAAGGATGATGAAGGCGCCCTTCAGATGCACGCCCGACTCGATGCTCTCGGCCATCCACTCGCCGATCCGGTTCTTAGCGCCGAGCGCAGCCGCCTCCAGCCGCGCCATCGAATCCGTGTAGCGCTCGGCGGTCTTCGTGCCTTGCTCGGACATCACGACGCCGAGCCGCTCGGCCTCATCCCCTAGGTCGCTTATCCCCTTGCTGCCGAGCGCCAGGAAGTTGAGCATCTTGGCGCCTGAGCGCCCGAACAGATCCTGAGCGAGTGCGGAGCGCTCAACGTCTGATGTCACGCCGCGGAACTTCTCTGCGACCTCGCCCAGCAGTTCCCGCACGCCGCGGAACTCGCCGCTGCTGTCTTGGACCGAGACGCCGATCCGATCGAACGCATCGCGCGCGATCTTCACGCCCGCGGCCGCATCCCGCGCCGTCTTCGCGAACCGGCGGAAAGCGCCCTGCTGCTCCTCCATCGACGAACCAGAGATAACCAGCGCGTGGTCGAGCCGCTGGAACTCGGCGACGCTCAGGCCGATCTGAACCGAACTCTTGGCCACGTTGTCGCCGTACTTGGCGAAGTCGTCAGCCAGCCCCTTGATCTTGGTCAGCGCGATAGCCGCCGACGCCACCGCGGCCATGCCAGTCGCCAGGCTGAGCATGGCCTGCCGCCCGCGTTCGGCCACCGCGTTGGCTTTCTTCTGCTGCGCTGCCGCCCGCCTGCTGGCCGCGTTCATCTTGCCGGTGTTCTTCGTCACCTGCTTGATCGTGGCGCTGGCAGCGTCCCGCGCGCTCGTCAGGATGTTGACGCTCAGTGTAGGCCCAGCCATCAGGTCCCCTTGGCGCTGTGCATGCGGTCAGCCACTGCGCCCCGGTACTCGGCGAGCAGCGCAGGCACCCAGGCGGCCCACTCGTGAGCCTGCCCCAGCCCGAAGCCGGCGCGCTCGGCGCGGTCCAGGCTCATCACGAACGCGAGCCGCCCATCGTCCATGACCTCGGCCACGGGACACCGCGCGTACTCCCGCGACAGGTACGTGCCCGCCTTGTGCGAGCAGTCGCCCTTGCACTCGGCCCTGTCGCCATCGGCGCACCCGAGCGCGTGATACTTGGCCAACGCATCGAGCCAGACCGCGGCCCTTATGCGCTGGCCCTGGTGGGGTCCGTAGTGGGCTGCGACTCCTCCAGCACCCACGAGCCCAGGCTGATGGCCTGCCCCACGCTCAGGTAGTCGAGCGCCGCCACGTCCTCGGTGTACACCGATGCCTCGCGCACCTCGACGAACGCAGCCCGGCAGACCGCCAGAAACGCCTCGTGCATCGAGGCTGCGTCGGCCTCCTCGCCCGAGGCTCCCTGAAGCGCTGGCACCAGCCGCAGGATCTGCACCTGCGACAGCGCGCGCATCACCAGCACCGTGCAGTCGCTCGCCTCTGTGCCGGTCGGTGGTCTCCACGTATCAGCCTCGCCCCCGAGCGCTGGATCTGACTCGCAGATCAGCTCCTGGGTCTCGTCCGTTCTCGTCAATCCTAGCATTCACACCACCTCCCACAGCGGCCTGAGTGATTGGTACGCCCTACAGGAAAGCCAGCCGGAACGGCGTGTTGCCCGGCGCTGTGACGCTGCCGGTGCTGGCTGTGTCGCTCAGGTAGAGCGCCGGCTCGTACTTGGTGCGGATGGCCACCAGTCCGCCACCATCTTCGATGGCCTGAAGTTCCATCACCTGCGCCTTGGGCAGCAGCACCGACAGGCACCGGCCCGGGGTCGCGTTGGCGTCGATCTGCACGGCGCTGTCCGACTGGCCCGGCGTGCTCAGGCTGGTCAGGTCGTCGAGGATGCTCGACGTGACACCCGTGGCAGCGGCCGGCGCGGTCATGTCGACCTCGACCGTGCGCTTGGTGACGACAAAGCGGTTGATCCCGTGGCTGCTGTCGTACTGGATCTGGTCCACGACCTCAGCGCTGATGGTGATCGAGCACTCGGTGAGCGGCTTGGTGCCCGTCGAGTCGGCCACGCGGGCACCATTGGTACCCGTGCAGACTGGCATCTGCGGCCGGTCGGTGAGCGCAGCGAGCGCCGGAGCGCCGCCGGTCCCGTCGTTGGTCCAGTTGCCGGCGCGGATCGTGACCTCAAGCGTGGGCTGCTCCCGCGCGTTGAGCGAGATCGTGGCGCTCGTCACCACGCAGTCCCACAGGCGCACCGCCGAGCGATCGTCGGCGCCCAGGAACTGAAGTGTGAACGGCGTTGGCTGCGTCGTGTCGATGTGCAGCGTGACGCCGCCGAGCAGATGACTAGGCGCTGCGGTCGGCGCTGCGCTGAACCCGCCCGCGTGCATCGTGTACGTGTCCGGCACAGGCTCGGTGAAGGTGTTCACCCAGCCCGCCGAGAAGCCGCCGCTGACCGCAGTCATGAAGGCGTGCCCCACGTCGGTGCTCACGCCCGTGGCGATCTCCACCACGGTGGCCGTGCCACCCGTGACGCCCGACCCCTGGTAGGCACTGGCTTCCTTCGCGCCCATCACCGACTCGAGCAGCACGAGCTCAGGCAACAGCAGGTTGTCGCCACTGGCGGTGGCGCCCGGGGTCGCGGTGCTCCATCCGTGCATTGGCATCCGCAGGCTCATCTCGGTCGGCCCCTTGCCGCCCGCAACGCGCGTGGTGGCGAAGTGGCCCGCGCGCATCACCTCGGCCTGGATCGACTCCTGCACCGGGCTCGGCATCGAGACCTCACACTCGCAGGTCGTGGCGCCCGCGAACGAAGACTCGGCGGTGCCCCAGCCGGAGCCCTGCGCCTTGATTGCGATCTTGCCGATGGTCGATGGGATCCCCATGTCAGACTCCTGTCAGCCGGTACGTGATGCCCACCGGGATGGCCACCTCTAGCATATTCTCGAAGGCGGCCGGCGACACCGCCGCCTCCTCCATCTGCACAGCGTATAGGTCGCCACTGCTGGCGGTCGCGTGCAGGTTGTAGAGCTTCTGGATGATGCGCTCGAGATCGTCCGAGATCCGATCCTCAATCGCAGGCGTGTCAGCGTAGAACACCCGCACGAGGTAGCGCGCCATCTGGTTGTCGTGGGTGATCAGGCTCGGCGGCGCGATGGCCTGGAGCTGCACCGCGAACCCGCGCTCGGGCAGCCGATCGTCTGGCCCCATCTGGTCGACCTCGACGAACGATTCACCACCGACATCGCTGTCGAGCGTGGTGATCCCCTCGATGGCTGCGATCACAGCGGCTCGGACTGCCGACGCTCTCATGCGCGCACCAGCCTGATCGACCCGTAGCCGCGCACCTCGTCCGCCTGAACCTTCCCATCGTCGTCGCGGTCTACCCACGTGTTCGCCAGCGCTAGGCCGATCTGCCTGCCGAGCTCGCGCCGCTGCACATCGGCGTAGTCGTTCGCATCGACTCCACCGGGCACCAGCGACAGGTGAGCCAGCTCTAGGCGAAGCGCCACGTAGCCGCACTCGCGGAACGCGTCCTGGTCGCCCATCATGTGTGGGTAATCAGCCTTGGCCCTGATCTCTTGGCGCACGCGATCGGTAGCCCGCTCGGCGAGGTCGCGAAACCATCCAGCCGTTTTGCTCGCAGCCCATCCCGTGAAGTTGGCCGCCACGTAGCGCTTGGCGTCTACATCCGTGACAGGATCCGCCCACTGCATCCGCACCACGCTGGCCACCTGGCGGAACTCATGGAGCGCGCCGTCGGTGTCCGTCACCACCCAGTCCAGTCTGTGGTGCTTGCCTACCGTGTCGACGCTGGCCGCCGTGATGATTGCGGTCAGCTTGAGCGGGTAGACCACCGCGCTCGTGTCGATCGTGCCCGGGGGCGCAGCGTCGAGCGTGATGGTGGTCGAGGCCACCTCATCGAGCCGCACAGCGCCGCCCCAGCCGTCTGCGCAGTCAAGCCAGACGTGCTCACCAGCAACGAAGCCGGTGGCGTCGTCGACCACGAACACGCGCTGATTCGTCACGCTCGACACAGACGCCGAGCCGGCAGCGCCGACAGAGGCCAGCGTCACCGTGGGCGTCAGCAGGCTCGTGCCGCTCGAATCGTAGAACGTGACCGTGGCGCTAGCCGGGCGAGCCGGCAGCGTGCGCCCATAGAAGGCTACGGGGTTGTCACGGTCTTTGACGAATTCGAGCGCCACACGTCCTACCCCTACGCGACCGTGGCGCCGTAGTAGCCGTCGGGCAGCGGAGCCACGGCGGCGACGTCTGCAAAGTCGACCTGGAGCCGGACCTTGAGGTTGTCCTGGTCCACGATGACGCGGAACTCAGGCTCGCTGCGCTGCCAGTAGTTGAGCGGAGCGGCGAATCCGCTGGCCGGGTCAACCGAAATGGCCCAGTCGGTGGCGTCGGTCAGGTACGGAGCCACGACGACCGTGGTGTTGTACATGCCCGCGGTGTTGAGCTGGAGGTTGCTGCTCGTGTGCTGGCTGCCGACGATCTGGTGGGCGGTGGCCTCGAGCTCCGCGGGCACCAGCAGATACTTCGGCATCTGCGCCCAGTCGGTGATCTGGTCCTGGTAGTTGAGCCACTCGCGAGCGGCCTGGATGGCCGTCAGGAACGCCGAGCGGTCAAGCGCGGTGGTCACGAGGTTGGAGCGTGTCGCGCCGGCCGTGCTGTGGTCGGTGGCGATGAAGTCCTTGGCGCCGCCGGCAGGGTCGGTGATGGATGTGGTGCCCGCGTTGATGGCGGCGACCAGGGTCCACGCCAGCTCGGCGCGCTTGCTCTCGACGCTCATGCCCAGCTTGCGCGCGGCCATCGCGATGATGTCCGGCAGGTCCTTGATGTCGTACTTGCCGATCGCGACGCTGGTGGCGTACGCCTGATAGCTCAGGCTGGTGCCATTGCTGGAGCCCGGCGCATCGATCGCCACGTCGGTGAGGTCGGCCACGCCGTCCCACGTCGGAGGACTGGCAACGCCAGTCATGGCCGCGATCCGCAGAGCGGCAGCATCCTTGGTGATCACGTTGAACACGCTGCGCCATGCCGGGTTGACGTTGGCGATACCCTCAAAGTAGCGCTCAACAGCAATTGCTTTGACGTTCGATGTACTCAGAGCCACGGATCACCTCGTTCGGTTGCGCGCTTATGATAGGCGCGAACCCAGCAGCCCGGCGCGGCCCTTATATCGGGCCACGCCGAGCCGCTGGCAGACGGCTACCGTGCCCGGCGCTGAGCCTCGGCGTAGTCATCAAGCGTGCCCTCGCCCTCGCCACCACGCACCTCTGGCTGATAGCCCGTGATGTCGGCGAGCTCGGATAGGCTCTTGTCCCAGTTGCCCTTGCGCGCGCTCTGGGCGCCCTTCTGGCGCCTGGCCTTGGCCTCATGGGTGCGCGCGAACACCTCCGGGATCGCGTACATCACCAGCATCTGCTCGCCATCGCCTTCGAAGCCGCGGCAGCGCACCTCGCGCGGCGCCTCCTCCCAGCCCATCTGGCGCAGGTTCCAGGCATGGGCCTGGGCGCCGTCGTCATGGCGCAGCCCGCAGCGGAAGAAGTGCCAGGCGTTCATCTCCGGGTAGCGCCTGAACGGCTCGCCGTACCACTTGCCGATGTGCAGCCGGTCCTCAGCAGCCGTCACCAACTCAATAGCGCTCATGCGCTCGCGCTGGCGCGCGGCAGCCGCCGCAGGATCCCAGCGCACGCCGTCAGCGGTGGCGAACTCGCCCGGCGCTGGCGCTGGCGTGATGCTCGGCATGGCCTCGGTCTCGGTCTTGCCCTTAGCCATCGAACAGCCCCTTGCCGCCACCGCGGAGGTTGGCGGCTAGCGCCGCGTGGATCTTGTCAGCCGTAGCGCCCGGGTGTACCGGGCCGTCGCCCTGCTTGTGCCGGAGCTGCTCCAGCGTCGGCATGGGCTGCGCCTTGACCACGCTGAACTTGCTCAGGTTGGCCTCGCGCCATGCGTCGATCTGGGTACGCCCGGCGATCGTGCTCACATCGACGTTGGGCGCCAGCGTCAGCAGGTCAGCATCACTCAGGATCGTGCTGGCCCCGATCTGCCGCAGGTACGCCACGCGCGCGAGGTTGCGCTGCTGGCTCAGGTAGCTGTCGAGCTCGGCGCCGCGCGCCTTGATCTGCTCGAGCTCGGCCTTGCTCTCCTCGCGCATGACCTCAGCCGCCGCGCGCGCCTCGTTGGCAGCCTCGAGCGCAGCCGCCGCGCCACCATCCTTCAATGCCTTGGCCTTGGCCTCAGCCTCCGCCTTGGCTGCCGCTTCAGCCTCAGCAGCCTGCGCCGCTGCGGCAGCCTCGGCGTCGGCCTTTGCCTTGGCATCGGCCACAGCCTTAGCCGCAGCCTCGGCAATGCGCTTGGCCTCAGCCTCAGCATTGGCTGCGTCAGCCTTTGCCTTGGCTGCCGCCACCTCGGCATCTGACAGGGGCGCTCCCGCTACCCCGGCCATCAGTCGAGCACCTTGACGCCAGGCGAGGGCGCGATGCCGAGCGCCTCGCGCCGAGCGGCGTAGGCTGCCGCGTTCGCCACGCAGTGAACCTTGTCACCATTGACGCTCTGGGTGCGCATGCCCCAGTCCGCGCACATCTTGGCCGCAGTATCGATGTCGGTCCACGTCGAGTAGACGATCTGCCCGTACTCGTCGTCCGGGGTCGGCAGCGCTGCGCTCTGCCGGTCCAGCTTGCGCTTGACCTTGCCCTGCCCGATCTCGGCCAGCTTCGTCTTTGCCTTTGCCTTGGACGCCATGCTACCTCCCGCGCATCTCGCGCTGGTGTTTCTTTGCCTTGCGCTCAGCCGCCGCGGCCTTGCGCCTCGCTCTGTGCTCGGTGTCTGCAACGCCCAGCATCGCGAACACCTGCGGCTCGAGCCCTGCCAGTACCAGCCGCTCAGCCTCGCGGAGCGTGACGGTGGTGTTGGCTAGGATGTGGTTCGCATCGCCCGGCAGCTTGCTGTTGTGGATCCGCGCCAAGTCCGCGTTCTTGATAGCCCGCTTGGGTAGCGCGCCCATGTTGGCCAGCCGCGCCTTGGCCTCAGCCTTGCCGATCCCCTCGGCCTTTGCGTAGGCGTTGACCTTGTGCTCGGCCACAGTGACGCCGCGCACGCCGCCGTAGAAACCGGCGGTTGCCTTGACCGGCGACTGAAGCCGCAGCTTCAGGCTGCGCCACATCTGCCCACGCCGGCTCAGATCCCAGCGCTCTTTGGCTGGCCTGCGGCTGCGCCGGATAGGTGAGCCCGTGGCCTCGCGCTCCCGCAGGTACTTGGCGAATTTGCTGTAGCGAGGCATCGGCTGCCCGCTCGCCATCGTCTGCTTGGTGGCGATCCGCTCACGCGCCTCGCCCGCGAGGATGGCCGCCACGCCCAGCAGCGGCGCCGCAAGCGCCTTGGTCCGGCGGACCAGCGTCCGGTTGTCTTTGACCTCGATGGTCAGGGCCGGCATCAGCATCAGCCGCCACCCAGCTGCGTGCCGCCGCCCTGCTCATCGACGTTGGCAGGCGGCGCATGCCTGCCCACGTTGGCCGCTGTGACCTCGGCCCGGTTGCCCTCGACGTAGGCGGTGGCCTCCTCATGCGTCAGCCCTTGCTCACGCGCCACATCGCGTACCGGGCTGCTGGTGCCATGCGCGTAGGCAAGATCACGCGCCTGGGCCTGGTGCAGCGGGTCAGCCGGCAGCCATGCGTCGCGGTACTCGATCTCCACGCGCGCAGGCGGCAGCACCTCAGCGCCACGCTGCCAGTTGACCCAGCGGCGGATGAGCCCATAGGTGCGCTGCTCAGCGCGCTTGAACTCCTCGATCCAGTCCTGGCGCTCCTGCTCGCGGTCGGCGCGCTCGACCATCTTGGCCAGTGCAGTGATGCCCTTCGACCGCATCACGCTATCAGGCGTGCCGCCGTTGAGTGCGACCACGATCTCAAGGTAGCGCTCGATCTGCCGCTGGTTGCCATCGAGGTCTGGTGACGGGCTCGCATACTTGAAATCGCCGTCGTCGGGAACGTGTACCGCGGTCTCCGGCCCGAGCTCCATCTGGGCCTGCGGTGCGCCGCCCTTCATTACGGGCTGGCTGTAGCCCTGCATCCGAGCGAACTGGCCAATGTCTGTGAGGTCATGGATCGCCGCGCGCTGGCTGGCTAGCACGTCCTCTGGAACGCTCGCCCAGAACTCGCCCACGCCGGGCGTGCTGCGCCGGACCATCACCAGTGGGATCTTGCCGATCGGGTTGATGCCCGCCTCATGCCACAGCCCGGCGGGGTCTCCGTCACCCTGGCTCGCGTCCCATGTGCCCGTCTCAGGCGTCATGGTCGCGATGGCGTAGAGCACGCGCCCGGTGGCCCCGTCCCGATCCGTCGGCATGCGCGCCCACATGGCCGCCACGTCTTTCTCGTCGTCGCTCAGCGCATCGGTGAGGTGAACCTCACACAGATGCGGCGGCAGCACGAGCAGCCGAACGCCGCGCACTTCGTTGGCCTGCATCGGCCAGACCATGATCGGTGCGTTGCCGGTCGCCACGGCCATGCGCTGAGCGTGCAGCATGGCCCGGTCAACTCGAGCGCCTTCGTACAGACGCGAGATCCGGCGCGATATCTCCTCGTCGAGCGGCTCACCCGTGGTCGGGTCCACCCAGCGCCGAGCCGGTGGCCTGCGATACAGGCTCGCGAGCTCGACAGCGAGCCGGTACACAAGCGGCACCGGCCGCAGCACGTGGCTGCTGTGTGTCTTCGGGTACAGCGCTGCGCGCTGGTCGCGTGCGTCCTGCATATCCCGCACGAGGTAGCGGTAGAGGATCTTCGACCGCTCGCGCCACTCGGCGCCGCCCGGCCGGTTTTCGTCCATCTCATAGCCAGTGGACAGGGCAGCGGGCTTGGTCAGGATCGGCACGGGACAGCCTCCACGCCAGCCCGCACGCCGGGTCGGCGCGCGTATTCTAACGGACGTTAGGATCAGGTCAAGGGACGAGCGCTAGGCCCGCCGCTTGCGCCTGCCCCACGCATCAGCGGCGCTCGACGCATGGGTGCGGCCCACGACTGCCGAGATCCTGGCGGCCTCGCCCCTGGCCACGCAGTGGTAGCGCAAGGCATCGCAGCCGTGGTCATACTTGTTGTCCTTGTACGGCTCGTCGCTCAGCTCGCCCGTGGCCCGCTGCTTGTAGCGGTAGCCCTCGAGGCATTTGACGATGCCCCTAGCGGGCGGGTTGCGCGCTAGGCGCTCGGCGACGTGCAGCTTCGGTGAGCCGTCCACCGGGTCGAGCATGGTGCGGACCACCTCGATGCCCGTTCGCACATCCTGCTCGGTGCGCGTCTTCATCCAGTGCGTCCAGGTCGCTGGATGCTCGCCCATGAACCAGCTGTTTTCGCTCTTGTTCGCCCGGTCCGCTGTGCAGTGGGCAGGCGGCTTGCCCAGGATGCTGATGGCCCGGCGGATGAATTCGCGCAGATGATCCCTTGGGATCCCGTCGTCGCAGAACTCGTCAAAGATGATGGTTTCGCCCCCGACGCTTTGCAGGAACAGCACGTGTGGCAGGCGGCCCCAGTCGATCGCGATGTCGTAGGGTAGCGCCGGGTCGTAGACCCACGCACGCACATGGCGCTCCCTGCTGAACTCGGGGTAAACGCCCGTCTCAGGCTTCAACAGCTTGGCCTCAACCTCCTGCTCCCACTGGCGTTTGGAGTAGCCCGCGCGCAGGCTCTCCACGTAGCCGTCCGGCAGATGTGTATTGGCCATCGTCGGCGCGCGCCCCACCCACCATGAGCGCAGCCGGTCCTCGCGCTCTTGGCCTGATAGCGAGTCTGCAAGGTTTCGCTGCTCGAGGAACCGAGCAACGCAGCCCCTGATCCCCCGGGGGGTGGTGGTGATGTGCAGCTGCCGGGCGCCCATGTTCTGCTGCCGCAGCCGGCCGGCCACCACGTCAAACGCATAGCCGGGGTTCATGTGCGCCTCTGACTCGTCGAGGTGGCCCCATGCGAGGTTGAACCCGCGGATGCTGTCAGCGTGGCGGAACGAGCGGAACAGGACCCTGCCACCACACACGAGCTCGGCCATCCTCTTGGACAGGTGATAGCGCCGCATGATTGGGAAGCCGGCAGCCGCCATCGCCTCCACCGCCTGGATGAACTCAGGCAACAGCACGTGGTCCACCTGGTCCACGCTCGGCGCCATGACCGCGCCCCAGCCGCCTGGGTTGGCGACGGCTAACATGACGTCTTCCATCGCGCCCCACTTCGTCTTCCCTGCGCCGATGCCGCCGAGAAAGAGCTTGTGCGTGGTGGCCCCGCCCGGCGCCTGCGCCATGTGGGCGCGGATCTGGTGGTCGAGCGGCACGTATCCGGTGGCAGCGCTGACGAAGCGCATGAGGTCCCCACGCGGGCCGGTGCCTAGCTGGCGGCGCAGGTCTTCCCATCGCACCTAGGGGCCGCACTGACAGACGCACTCGCACGGCTCCGGCGGCGCTGCCCGGTCAACCAGCCCCGCGACGCTCGACAGCCCCGCGATGATAAACAACGCAGCCGCCAGTAGCCACGCGCGCTCGGCGCTCATTGGAGCTCATCGCCTGTGTCGGCTGGGGGGAGGACGAACAGGTTCGGCGGCACCGTCACGTCAATGTCATTGAGGCTCACGCCCTCGCCCATCGCCAGGAGGATCCGGCTCATGTGCTTGCGGCTCTGGAGCGTCGTCGACACGATTGACTCCATAGCCCGGTCGCCGAGCAGCCCGCCGTCGATCAGCTTCTGCATGCCGAGCATGGCTGCCATCTCGAGCGCTAGCACGTCGTGGATCGATACGCCGCCCGTGGACATGACGTCCGACACGATGTCGGAGATGTCCTGATCGTAGCGCTGCCTGATGCGCTCCCACAGGCGCGGCATGGTCTGTTGGCGCCCGCGTTCGGCGTCAACCATGTGGTCCTTTTCAACGTCCATCCTGGTGCTGCTTTTGGCCATCTGGGCGCCTCCGCGCGTAAGGG